TACCTCGCGCCAATGGGCAAAATCCAGATTACAACCGACTGGCTGCCGGGAACCGACTTCACCCGCCAGGCAGCTCTCTGGGGTATTAACCTCGGCAACGAGCCGGGCTACACCGCCGAAGAACTTCAGCAGTTCCGTGATTACTGGAGCTGCGAGGGGAGGGTGAAGCACCAGATGCAGTGGGAGCAGACCTTTGCCCAGAGTCTGAGAGCTTCCCGGGTGCGCCAGCAGATACCGTCGCAGCGAAAACCAGCAGCGATGGGTATTTCTCAACCTGACTCAACGATCCCGCCAGGGTTCAGGGGGTAACCATGAAATCGACGACAGAACTGTTTGTCCGGCTACAGAAGCTGATGCCCGCCGGTACCCAGCCGAGATTCAGCAGCGCCAGCGAGCTGATGGAGTGGCAGCGACTGGAAGGTCTGAAACGCGCCGAAGAGGTCGAGAAGGAAAACCGGCTTTCCCGTGCGCAGAAAATCATCGGGCGGTCCGGCATCTGCGATTTGCACCGGAACTGTACGTTCAACAGCTACCAGGTCGGCAATGACGGCCAGAAGCAGGCGTTTTCCCGCGCCAAGAGCTATGCGCAGAACTTCGGCAGCGGCTTCGCCAGTTTTGTGTTCAGCGGCGGCTGTGGTACCGGGAAAAACCATCTGGCGGCAGCCATCGGCAACTACCTGCTGGAGCGCGGGCATAGCGTGCTGGTTGTCACCGTTCCTGACCTGATGCTACGTATCCGCGAGTGCTACGACGGCGGCAAGTCTGAGGCGACGTTGCTGGATGAACTGTGCCGCGTTGATCTGCTGGTGCTGGATGAAGTTGGTGTGCAGCGGGAAACCCGCGGGGAGTGGGTGTTACTCAACCAGATTATCGATCGCCGCCTGGCGGCAATGAAACCAGTGGGGGTACTGACAAACCTGAATCACCAGGAGTTAACAAAAACGCTCGGCGAACGCGTGATGGATCGCCTGACGATGGACGGCGGTATCTGGGTGAACTTCACCTGGGGAAGTTACCGCAAGAACGTGACCCACTTACGGGTCGTGAAGTAACAACAGCGAGTTTTGACCAATGACCAGTGAACGAATCAACCAGATTGACCAGGTGGCGGTGGTTGTCCGCCACACACCCAACTGTGTCCTGCAGGACATCTGCGAGGCGCTGGATATCACCTCCAGCTCCGCCGGAAATTTCCTGCGCAAGCTGACGAACAGCGGAACAGTCATCCGTGAGCACAACGGTACGCAGTACACCTACACCGCGGCGCCGGGCGCAGACATTCCCAACGTGGTGCTGCCGTTCATGCTGGATAAGCCGGACACGGCGCGTATCGAGAATGCCGAACGTATCGCGCGTGAGCTGGAATCCCGCGGGCTCTGGCGCCGTGCGGCGACGGTTTATACCGATATCCTCGGGCTGGCCTGCAATGCCCGTGAAGTCCTGCGCATCGTGGAGCGCCGCGATGCCTGCCTGCGAATTGCGAGGAGGTGGTGACGATGGCCAGACCAAAAACACCGGAGCAGAAAGCCGTCTGCATCAGGCGAATCATCGGGCTGACCCGACAGCATGGCCGCCTGACGGTCAAACAGGCATCCGTCATTCTGGGGCTCAACCGCAGCACGACGGAGAAGTATTTCCGTGAAGCAGCTGCCGGAAGCGAAGTGGTTCGCCATGGTCGCCTCGGTCTGTTTCGCGACCAGCGCGCGATTATCGACTTTGACCTGCAGCGCTACAGCTACCGGCGACCACCAGCGGCATCAGCCAGAAAGCAGGATTTCAGCAAAAGCCCGGTCATGGGGCGCGTGTTCAGTTTGTATGGAGCAGGGATATGAGCAAGACACTTAACGGGCGGTGCATACGCCGCTGGACGGTTTACTTCAAACAACAGTGTGATTCAAAGGTAAGCCCATGGTGGCGTAAGCGTGACCTGCGTGGGTACATCCGCGATGCAGCGTTGACCACCGCTGACTGTATGGTTGAGCGCATGGCCGAGGATAACGCCCGGGTTGATTTTTGCGGGCATACCTACGGTTAGTCGCCGGAGTTTGCAGACTGGTACCGCGAACGCCGGGAGCAATACCACAAAGAGGCGCTGGAGCATCTGAACGAAGACGCCACAAATGACGAAATCGACGAGGAAATTCAGAACGAGCTGGAGGCCTGGAATGATTGAGCGCGGAATGATTTTTAATGCTGAGATGGTTCGTGCCATCCTCGACGGCAGGAAGACCCAGACCCGGCGGCCGGTTAAGTTCCCTGTCTACGACAAGAATATGGGGTGTGAGCTATCAGGCAACGAACTGGCTGGTGAAATGTCGGCTGGCAATTACTGGAATAGTCCGTTCAGCAAGCCGGGTGATCGCCTCTGGGTACGGGAGACATGGTCAGAGGCTGGTGCTGGTGCGCCTGATTTAACGCTCTACCGCGCCAATTATCCCGAGCATGTTCCGTCACACTACGAGAATATTCCTGCTGTTGGGGATGTCCGCTGGCGCCCATCTATCCACATGCCTCGCTGGGCGTCGCGCATCCTGCTGGAAATCACCGCTGTGCGCGTGGAGCGCCTGACCAGGATCAGCGAAGCAGACGCACAGGCTGAAGGTGTCGCACAGCTGCGTGGTGGTTACTGGAAACACTACCAGCCGGAATGGACGCAATATCAGTTGAGTGCCAGAGGCTCTTTCGTGACGCTGTGGCAGGCCATCTACGGTGTAGAGTCCTGGCATGCCGACCCATGGGTGTGGGTTATAAATTTTAAAATTATAGACGTTTGCATTAATGAATCATCTTAATGGTGGTTGCTAGGAAAAGTTGTCTTCTCAGGTAGGGCTTTAAACAAAAAGCAATGGGGGTGTTTCTTCCTCTATTGCTGTCTTGTTTTTGTGAGTCAGTTTAATTCATTTTGATGGCTCTATTTTCATTCGTTCAATACATCCTGTACTATGTGAGTAATATGCTTGATAATAATCGAAATCCTTTCTATTATGCTTCTTACATTTCCCTTCTATTATTTCCATGATTTTTAATTTATCACTTAAGCTTGTCTTAATTCCGAATGCAATCCCTTTTAATGAGTTGAATTTATATTTCAATGCTCTGTCTTTTGGGTGTGAGAAATCGTGAGAAGTGTTATCTAAAATAAGCCTGTGCTCATTTTCATAGGACCAGTCTTTCGACTTTGTTGTAACGCTTTTTATAAATTTCACCCATCTGTTCTTTCTCCATTCTTGCGTGTTATTTATCATTTCGTCAGCGCATAAACTCATTTTTTTATTATGAGAATACCACGTTGAATTCAGCTTAGGAATAGGCAATGTACCAATCATCCTGAAAAAATCAACTTCACTAAACCCATTTATATAATCAACTGGGTGAGATTCGAAATCGGAAAATTCTATAATTGGATCGGGGCCGAAATATCCCATATGAGACTCTAACTCGATGTAAGTATGTCCATCTTTGATTTCAGGGGTGAAAACTAAACATACACCGGAGTGATTGCTTCCGTAATGACCCCATGCTGAAGAATTAGTGTATTCTGACATAAAACATGCTGTATACCATTTGGGGTATATCAGGAGTTCTAACTTGCAAAAATATCTCACAGGGAACTCAGCTGTAACGAACATTGTATTACTTTCATTTATGTCAAAGATACCATTGCAATAATATTGCAAATGTCCTTCTTTAAGTAAGTGTTGACCGGCGAAAAAAATAGATTGTATATGCTCATAACTTCCATCTCTATCAGCACTTTGCTCTATTTTATCAATAAATCCACTATCAACAATTTTTGTTATTTGTTTTTCCATTTTGATGGATAGCATTTCGAATTTTAGTGCAATACCAGATTTTTCTTGCATGCTTATTATTGTATTCAAAGAAACCATATGAATTAGATTTAAATAAAACAGCAACTCATCCCTTCTAATAGGGATTGTCCGGGAACTTAACCGCTGTGTTAGGGATTTGATGCATTCTTTATCAAAGAATAATTTGGTAAGCGCATTGAATTGATTTTTATGTCTTTGTGTTGGAAAGTCATTCATGCCGGAGAAGATAGGTATATGATCATTTTCAAGATTAACCTCGGTACCTGATTCGCGTAGTAGTTGATACATATTGAGCAAACATAAAAGATAGTGGCGAAATAAATTTCTCCACGCTATGAAATCCCCTTTCCAATAAATGTCCATAAACCCTTCCATTGGGTCGTTTAATGACTCAGGAGCAGCGAAATATATCGACTGGCTTTCTAGTTCATTATATTCACCTAAGAGGCTGTTAATTGATCTGATCCTATAAAATTCCTTTTCCATATTTTGCCTTCTATTGTTACTCAATTTATGAAGATTATCTCCAAAATATCTATAAGTTAATAGAGGATTGTAGAAAAATAAACGATTCATATACATAGTTTCCATGGAAAGAAAGCTGCCTACAGCAATGCACTGTCGCTCTAAATTTATCAATTTGTGCTCTTAAACCGATTGCAATTAGCGGTTGATGGGTTAATAATGTAACTGTACATTCATACAGTATATCGATTCAGAGGGAATCATGAAGGTCGAGTTAACCATTGATCGGACGAAGAGACTTCCTGATGGGGCAGTACCGGCTCTAGAAAAAGAGTTGTTAAAACGCCTTAGCGACCACTTTGATGGCTGCAGCCTTATCATCAAGCGCGCCAGCGCCGACGGACTGACAGTCATCGGTGCCGGTACAGACGACAAAAAGGCAGTAGAGGGCATCCTTCAGGAAACATGGGAGAGCGCCGACGACTGGTTTTATTAACAAAAAATTCAATGTGGCTTGCATGTTTTCCAGTCGTGGATCTCGTTTCCCTTTAATGCAGCCGCCGTTACTAAATTTTGCGTCGGTACGTCGCGCAGGGGGGAAGTGTTTTGGGCATTGTTAACTCAGCTCCTGCCGGAGATTTCAAAGCAACCATCACGGATGGGTTAGGCCGTGAGGTCTGTTCATTCAGGCTGGTAAAAAATGACAGGTTTATTGTGTCTTCGGATGGAAATGAAGTCGCTTGCAGGAGGTTATCCCGGGA